CTTGATGTGCTCATTGGCCGCGTTGAGTTCGCGTTCGATGTTCTCAGCTACTATTTGTAGATCGTAAATGTTACACGCCGCATCCGTCCTCGGTGTTTCACTCACGGCTTGGCCTCCTTGGATTTGTTCCACTTCTCAATCTCCATGTGCCACCCCATAAAGGCGGCAGCAGCGCATAGCGCATCCCCCGCCTCCTCCAGCCGCTTGATGCGCTGCTTCTGCTCATCTGTTCTTTTGTATATCTGCTTCACTTTCTTGGTTAGCTGTTCGTTCTTTTTTCTGTATAGATCAGCAGTGTCAGAATATATCCGTAAGCGTTCGGTAAGCTGTGAGAGCATTAAGATTTGATCGCTGTAATTCTTCACACGTTGATTCAGCTCTTGGATTAGTTGCTTCGCATCCTCATCTCCTTCGCGGAGTTGGAGGTTTGCTTTGCGGAGTCGCTCAATCTCAAATGTTGCTTCTTGCAGCTCGGTTTCCAGTTCTATTGCGAATCCCACCCATTGTTTTGGGCAGTTTCGTTGATTTACCAATCCCTGAGCGTTGCCAATTGCATCCAATAACTTGTCGGTTCTGTATGTGTAACTCACGGCTTGGCCTCCCTCGCTTTGAGCATCGCGTCGGCGGTGCGATAGCAGGTAACAGCAACATCATCACCACTCCAAAGTTGATTTGGTTGAATGGACGCTAACAACCCCTGCAACGCCTTCCCTGCAAAGTAGTCGCGCATGGTCATACCGGCGTAGCCCGACCCGTAGTTTGGTTCAATGAATAGCGTTGGAAACGCTGGTCCGCCGCCGTTGATTGGTGCGCTCACTTCACGCCCTCTGCTATCAGAGCGTGTTCAAGTATCAGAAGAGCATCCGCGGTCTTCAAGGTAATGACCTGGCGAGGATGGCGCTGTTGGGCGATCTGTTTCAGGTGAGCCTTCCACCTGGTGCCGTGCGTAGCCTTGGTGCCGGCCTGGATCGTCTTCTGCCACCTTTGCGGGGCTACCTCGATCACCCGGGTCTTGGTGCTGGCTATCAGGCCATGGATGAATCCTACGTTCCTGCCAAAGTTGAACATGGCCGAGCCCGGTGCGCCCTTCCCGCCCACATAGCCGCCCACCTTCTCGATGTAGACCACGTCAGTGATGCCCAATCGATCCAGGATGAGCGTAGAGACATCCTGATCGGTGGTAGGCATGGAATCCAGGATGATGCCCCCGTGCCCGTGGTAGGCGATGCCGCCGCTCATGCCTGGGTCAATGGCTAAGATCCGCTTCACTTAGCAGCCTTTCTTAGCCAGGCCTGAATCGCATGGTCAGCGACTGCCTGCATCTTGAGGCCGGTGGCTATGCAGTAGGCCCGGAGTGACTTGTGAGTAGTTTCTTTCACGTTGATCGTTTTGGGTTTGGTCATTTAAAATCTGCTTTTCTTGTGCCAATTAGTCATTGATGAAACCCATCCACCACTTTTTCTAAGAAAGTAAAAGGTATCCTCATCGTTTCCGCTAAATGTTAATATAATGGTAACATCTGGAAGAATAGATTTAGAAAACTCAATAATCCTAGTCATATCGCAGCAATTGTCTGGAGCAAACAGAAACGCAATTTCGTTTTTGTTTATTATCAGTATTGCTTTGATTGGGCATCCGACATCAGGGCCAATACTATCGTAATGGCGTAAGTCTCGATTTTCTTTAAGCAGTGAATCAAATGTCATTTTAGCTCCTTTTTAACCTTGGCCCAGTAGGCCTGAGTTGCTGTCTTCTTATTGTGTCCTTGGGGACCGCCGTTCCATATCCGAGCTTGGTCCTCGGTGCTCTTGCCTTTGCCGTAGTGCGTCAGGTAGGCCTCGCACACCGCCCTGGCCTGCACTCGGTTGGTCATACTTTCCCAACGGTAATGGCTGCCTGTGAATCGGTTCACATCCTGCACCACACCGCGGTGTATCTGGAGGCATCCAATGGCCCGGCCTTGGTCACCGATGGCCAGGTCGTTGTTGCTGCTTTCTACGATCATCAGGGCCGAGATGAGGTTGGTCAGGTTCATGGCTGGACGTAGCAGGAGATTCCATTGACCACGATGATGCCGTGGCCGCCGTCGATTATGGCTACCACAGCGCTAGTCTCGGCCTCAACCAGTGTGGCCGGCCGAACGTACATTCCCGACTTGTAGTCGTGCAGGTCGCCGTTGGAATGGTCGAATGCCTGAAAGCAGGGCATTGAGCAGAAGTTGCCCATCTCCCGGTCTCCGAGGAGAGGTCCCTGGCAATGAATGCAGGTGGTGGGTTGGAATAGGATGTTGCTCATGGTGTTTGGAGAGTTGTGCGCGTTGGCCAGTCGCGCCCCTGGGGGTGGTATTGGCCCCACCCGGGGCTAAAGTCTCAAACCACTTCGTAATTATAATGACCGCGGCAATAAGCATCGAGGCCTTCGTACAGCTTGTTGATCTTTGCAGCCGCAGATTCCAAAGTTGGAAAGGCACAAACAAACCGATTGTATGAACCAGCCAAAGCGTCGGTAGAAGCGCAGTGATACTCGCACTTCAAAACAACCACAAACAGGCCCAGAGCCTTGGCCTTGTTGATTGAAACGCTCTCCTTAGCGGCGAGCTCGTAGGCAGCCTGCTGTGCCTCGGTGAAACAATTTTCAAACTCGCTGGCAGCGCCAGACTCAAACTCGTAGTGCTCTTCTTCTTGGAGTGTTGCGTATCTCATGGTGTTTCCTTTTTCCTTCAAACTTGATTGCCCCGACGGAAGTCAAGCTGCCACAGAGATAGACACGAGTCTACAGCATTCTACTCTTTTCTGTAGATTTGAGAGAAAACCCAATGTTTGCAGGGGTCAAACAGGGGTTACTCGGAAACGAACTTGGCCTCAAACTCGGCCTTCGGGCGCACGTAGATCTTGCCGGTGTCAACGCGTCGGTAGACCACCACTGGCCACTTGATCTCACCCATTCTCAGCTCCGCGGTATCGGCCAAAATTTCGACCACAATCGACGGGTTGGTGCGATTGTGGTGATTCACGGCCAGATGGGGTAAACCACGGTGCCGTTGCCGTTGCAGTCGACCAGTTCGACGGCATTGACGCCCTTCAATTTGCCTAGTGCGGCCAGGAGCTGGGTGTCGTTGGTCGCATGGGCAATGCAGGTGCTCACGATGTCGGCATCGTCGTAGGAGGCAGCCAGGAGCTCGGTGGTACGGTCGCGCCATACTCGGACTCCGCGGCCATTGGACAAGCTGACGCGCCGCATCGATTCGACGCAGGGGAAGGTGTGTTTCATGGAGACCTCAGGTTAGGTCAAGACCACTGATTTCCAAGCGAATCCGTTGTGAATGTAAAGTACGTTGGTACTAGTGCTGTTGTTTGTGTGGAAAAACATCGGCACATTATCAATGCCCGTGTTGGTCGGGGTGTTGCTTGGTGCGTTCGGGCCTGCCGGGATGTAGACAAACCCATCGACCATCGTCGAAAATCCCAACGGCCCTTTGAAGTCTCCGTTGACCTGATTCCAGCCTGCCCCCTTGATCAATTTCCCGGTGACTCCATCGAACAGCACGAAGTTGTTGTCAGCGGAAGAACCAGGCCCAACCACGTCCCCAGTACCTAGGCCACCGGCCCCGATGGTGATCGTCCCTGCGCCATTGGTAACCGTGATCGGGGCAGTGCCCACGATTTTGTTCCTACTAAGAGTGCCGCCGGTGGTGTTGCCGATGAGCAGGTCGCCGTTGGTGTAGACGTTGGACAGGCCTGTGCCGCCATTGATCACTCCGAGCGTGCCGCTGACAGCCGATCCGCCCAAGGCAATCTGGGGGAGGTCGATGGCCTGTATGGCAGACATCTGCACCACGGTGCCGTTGCCGCGGAGGTACTGCCCGTTGGTTACTGCGCCGGCCAGGAACGAGATGGCAGAGGATGCCGAGGTGCTGCTGGTGCCGCCATTGGCCACGCCAAGTACACCGCCCAGAGTAATCGTGCCCGAAGTAGTCACAGGCCCACCTGAAGTGGTGAGGCCGGTGGTTCCCCCACCCACATCCACACTCGTCACCGTTCCACCTCCACCGCCTGCTGCATTCAGTGTGCTGCCCGTCATCGACAGGTTCGTGCCCAGGGTAATCTCTGCCACCGCTGTACCGGATGCAGTGCTGCCCAGTAACTTTGATGAAGCGCCAACCGCCTGGATCTTGCCGTAGGTGACCGCGTTCGCCGCAATGGTCGCAGCGAATGACCCGGTGCCAGACCCACCGACATCACCGGTCAACGTAATCGTCTGGTCGCCAGTGTTGGTCCCCGATGACGTGCCGCTCAGGTTGCTCCCAGTGACCGTACCGGTCGCAGCCACTGAGGTGGGCACGATAGCCCCGAGGACAATCGTGATGGCCGGGGTGCTGGTTGGGTTGGCCACCGTACCGCTGACTCCGTTTGCTGTGGTGACCGAGGCCGTGGTGACCGTGCCTACATTGTAATTGTTGGGGTTGTTGGCCGGGTAGGCTCCGAGGCTAACCAATGCAAGGGGGGCCGTGATTGCTCCAGTGCCTCCGTTTGCCACTGCTAGCGTGCCATCAATAGTAATCGTCCCAAACGTGGTGATCGGGCCGCCGCTAGTGGTCAGGCCTGTGGTCCCACCAGACACTGCCACCGAGGTCACACTTGCCCCGGTAGTAATACCGTCGAGCTTGGTGGCCTGCGTTGAGCTCATAAAGCCATTCTGCGTGGTGCTCGCTCCCACCTGGCTGATTACCGGAGTCGTCGACCCGGTGGCTACTGAGATGTTGGCGCTGCCCGAGACCGACACATTGGTCACCGTGCCGGCATTGGCGGTGTAGCCCGCCGGGTTGGCTGCTGGATAGGCCCCGAGGTTAGTCAGTGCAACAGGAGCCGTGGTCGCCCCGGTGCCGCCATTGGCGATTGGTAGCGTGCTGGTGATCGTGCCTGCCGAGCCTAGCACGTCGATGTTCCATGAACCTGTCGCACCGGTGCCTGTTGGCGAAGGGATGTCGGTGCCTATAACCAGCCCGAGGTTGGTCCGGGCGTTTGGCGCT